CAGTCGATTTTGACCACATCGGCACTTGGCGGAGCGTTCTTCACGAACCGCACGTAGGTCTCGTCAGTGTCAAGTTCAGGGTTGAACGTCACGATGATTTGAGAGCCGGGCTTGCGCACGGTCGGGATCAGCTTTTCCCACGACGCCTTGGAAACCGTCTGGGCTTCTTCAACCCAAACCCTATCGGCGCCTTCTAGGGATTTGATATTGTTGATATTGTGGCGAAGGCCCGCAAAGATAAACTGCGTGCCGTTCTCGCCTTTTATCGTCGTCTGCTGGACTTCGTAGAAGCTCGACAGCCCCAACGCCGCCACTTGATCGGCAAGCAGGCGATGGACGCTATCAGTGATCGACTTTTGTATTTCGCGGGCACAGAGAACACGGAGAGGTTCCGCCGCCCCTTGCACCAGTAGCGCGCGGGCCACGCCCCATGATTTAGCGCCACCGCGCCCGCCATAGAGAACCTTGTAGCGCCCCGGCTGGAAAAGGCATTCCAGCTTCTCGGGAAACTCAATCTGCGGCGCTTGGCTTGACAAATGCCACCATCAGGCTTGTTGGCTTACCCTCGGGATCCGGCGGCCCGCTCAACGATTGGTTGGGCTGCCCCCACAACTCGACGCTGATTTGCTTGGCAGCCACGAGGCGCACCCGGTTGTCAGGGTCCACAAGCGCCGCGTCGTAAACGGCTTCAACCTTGTCCAGCTTCTTCGCCAGCTTCTCGCGGAACTGCTGGCGCAACTCGTGCCCCACGGACTTAGCCTCCGGTGCCGGTTGGTTCTCCGCCGAGAACGCGGGCCTAGCGCCCCCAGCCTCGCCCCACAGGCCAGGTCCGCCAGCCGGGATGCCAGAAGCCGGAATGCCGCTGGCCGGCTTTTCAACGTAGCCCTGCGCGGGGCGGTAGTTTGGTCCTTCCTTGGGCCAGGCCACGGTTAAGTGTAAGTGCCCAACCCAACGTTCGTAATCGTCACGGTCGGAACGTCAGCCGTGCCGCCATAGACCACCACGAAGTCGCGGAACGTGGTTGTCGCAACTGTCGCGGTGCCGGAGATGGTCACACCCGTGCCGCCCGCAAGCGTCAGGGTGCCGGCGCCAGACTGTGCGATGCGCAGCCGATACGCCCGGCCGGGATACGCCAGAGGGTCATCAGCAAACATCTGCACGGCGGTGCGCGTGGTCTGCGTGCCGGGCGTGGTCGCTGCCGACACAAGATCGACCTGAGAACCGCCCGTAATCGTGCCGGCCGGGATGGTGCCAGCCGTCACGCCAGCGGCGTATGCGGTCTGCTTGTAATTGCACGCGGCCAGCACATCGGCCGAGTCCATCATCTCAACGCCGGGAGGCCAAAGAAGGCTGCTCATGGCCGTTACACCACGTAGTTCAGCACAGAGGCGCGCATACGCCATTTGCTATTCACGGTGTCCCAATCGCCGTAAACGATATCCATACGCGATGCCGTGGTCGTAAGCGTGGGCGCGGTGCCGCCCGACCACACGAAGCTGCCAGGCCACGTCACCAGACGCGAGCCGGTGCCGTCCTGGATCACGCGAATCTGAAGCTGCTGCTCCGGAACCTGGTTGATCGGCGCGCTCATGGTGCGCGATGCGCCGAGGGTCCACTGGAACACGCCACCGCTGGAGCAGTCGAACACCTGGGTAGCGCCGTCCGTCACGATGGTGGCGGCGCCGAACTGGCCGATGGGATTGCCGGGCATGTGCGGGTTCCTTGCAAACGCAAAAACCCGCCAAGCTTGTGCCGGGCGGGCGGTGCAGACAGAAATTGCAGATTGCCTAGGTCATGGCACGAACGCCCCCGAGGTGTCAAGCGGTTCTGCGGCGCGCCGCTTCATGTCACTCACACCCATACGCCTCCGCTGCCCTGCTTAACGCTTCCACCAACTCAACCCCGGCTTGGCCCTTCCGCCGCTGCCGGGCCACGTCAAACGCTTCCACGCCGCGCCCTTCGATGACAACCCACTGCACGACGCCCTGCGAGGCTACCAGCCCCATCGCCCGCACGCCGCGCGTGTGAACGTCCGCCGCGCTCAATCCCCGCTCCTGCGCCAGCAACACGACGCCCGCCCCGGTGCCGCCGACACGATCCGCACCCCACGGCATCGGCCCCATGCCGCGCCCGGCGCTGAGGTGTTCCCATGCCTGCCGATACGCCAGCGCGGCCTGGTGCATGCCGGGCGTCAGGCCCTTGATGCCCTCCCATGCCTCGCGACGCCTGCCACGCTTGACGGTGGCGCGGATGCCCACGGCCACGTCCTCAACCACCAGCGGCACGGCGCGGCGGAGTTCGCCCGTTGTCGGGTCTAAGATTTCGGGGCCGAGGTCGGACAGGATGGCCTGTGTGTGTTTGTGGCGTTTGCTCATTGCGCTTTCTCCTTCGGCCACTCCCGCCACTGCTGGCACAGCAGCACCCGCACAGCCTGCGCGGCTTTCGTTGGCGACACCGGCACGCGGTATTCGCGGTTGGCGTCGCAGGCCTCGGGGCGCAGGCAGGGTTTGCCCTCGCAGCAGATGGCCACGGCTAGCGGGTCGATCATGTCACCCCTCCCCGACCACCCCGCCCAGGCAGCACCTGCGGCGGGGTTTTTTGTGTGCCCGGCACGACGCACGCGCGCCCGCCGGAATGGTTATGAGGCATCATTATCGTGTCCCATCACGAAACCGCGCATACCAAACATCTGCCCAATCCTGTCCGGGGATCGGCGCCATCTGCACCGTCACGGGGATTTGCCGAGCTGAGAGGCGATGCGCCAACCGATACGCCGCAGCGTGGCCCGCAAATGACGCATCGTTGTCCCCGAAGATCACCACTTCCTCGCAGCCCGGCGGCGGCAGCCATTTGGCCAACATCGTCGCGTTGATGGCGGACCACACGGGAACGTCGAAATACGCTGAGGCGGCCATAGCGGTTTCGATGCCCTCTGCGATGCCGAGCGGGCCTGATTGTGTCCATTCTGACAACTGGACGCAACAGCCATCCGGCAATTCGCCTGGCATCATCTTCCGTGGGGAGGCCATCTCCGCCTTAGCCCCTCCGTCAGCCCGTAGGAACGTCCTATGGAGGCTTGTCGGCTTGTGCCCGTGCAACCCTACCAGCGCCAGCATTGCGGGCCGCACGCCCCCCTCTCCGTCGCGTAACGCAGGGGCAAAGCGCAGGGCCGGCGGATAGGCTCGCTCGCCCAACCCTCGCGCCCGGAGATACACGTCGACCAAACCGCCTGGCGCAACGGGCCGGCTGTCTGCCCACGCCGCGCGTAGGGCTTGCACCCGCTCATCCTCGGTCATTGCTGGCCGCACAGGCGCATCCGCTTTGACGTTGCCCAAAATGCCGTCAATCCGGCTGGCCACCTCGGCGAAGGGCTGGCCCGTGAAATCGCAGGCCAGCTTCATCCCATCGCCTGCGCCGCATTGATTGCAAATGTAGGTGCCGCGCCCTTCCTTGTTGTCAAAGCGAAAACGGTCCTCTCCGCCGCACATGGGGCATGGCCCGTGCTTGTCGCGGAGTGCCGACGATGGAATGCCGAGATGCAACAGCACGCCGCGCCATTTTCCTTTTGCGGCCACCACCGTTTTTTCATGGTGCATCATGCGGCTTCATCCCTTTTCGCCATGGCTTTCGCGTAGGCGATGCGCCGCGACTTGTCGTAATTCATGAACGCCCGATCCGGTGGCATTGGCGTATCCTGCAACCGGTTGGGCCACACACCAAATTTGCCTTTGAACATTCCTTTTGCCAGCTTACCGCCCCGACCGCGCTCGTTGTCGAGCCACAGGGCCATGCTCCAAAACGTTTGCTTGTCAGTCAGCGACGGGCGCTTCTGGGCGCCAGAGATTTGCACCAGGTCACCATCTGCCGTCTCAACACGCCCTGATGGCCTGCGCTCATGCCCGCAACCGGGGCAGGTCATGCCCGTGTGCAACTCGCCGCACATGATGCACGGTTTCGGCAGTTTCTCGTCATCAGGTTTTTTCTCGCCCTTCTCTGCCCGGTCGGCCACGCTCAGTGCGTCGTGGTAAATGTCCGTCACCAGCCCAAGCCGGATGCTGTTTCCGGCATGGTCCAAGATCAGGCAATCCTCGGTGCCGGGGTTTACCCGCAAGCCGCGGCCGATCTTTTGGACGTGCAGCATTTCCGACCGCGTAGGCGCCGCGTCAATGATGCACGACACCGGCAGGTCAACGCCCGTTGTCATCGTCCGCACGGAGCAAATCACCCGAATGTCGCCGGCACGGAATTGCCCGTTGATGTGGGACCGCTCAGCCATGTCGGTGAACGCATCGACATAGGCGCTCGCCACGCCATGCCGCTGAAACTCGCCCGCCAGCGCCGCAGCGTGTGCCCGGTTGACCGCAAAACACAGCGTCGGCCGGTTATCGCCCTTTTCCAGCCATGTCTGCGTGACGCTGCCCACCAGCTTCGCGCTGCCCATGACGCGCTCTAGCCCAGCCTCGGCATACTCCCCGGCCTTGATCTTCACGCCTGACAAGTCGGGCACGTCCGGGGCAAACGCCTTGAACCGCGACAGCATGCCGGCCTCGATCAGGTCGCCGATGGTCACGGGTATCACCAGATCCTGCCACCGCTCGCCCATGCCGTCCGCCCATGGCGTCGCGCTCAACCCAATGAAAAACACGTCTGGCCGTTCATCCATCATGCGTTCAACCACGGAGGCGCGAATATGACATTCATCAACGATCACCACGGCCGCGTTCGGAATGTCGCGCTTCGCCAGTGTCTGGACTGACGCCACCTGCACCTTAGCCAAAGGATTGGTTCTCGGATGATTGGCTTGCATGACGCCAATGCCGGTCACGCCCTCGGCCTCAAACGCATCAACGGTCTGGTTGATCAGGCTCAAAGCCGGAACCGTGAAGATCGAAGATTTGCCTTTGGCAAGGGCTGAAGCGATCAGCTTCGCGGCGGTCACCGTCTTTCCGGCACCGGTCGGCATCTGGCAGACAATGCGGCGGTTGCCCTTGCCAGCCGAAAGCCTGATGAGGCGCAGGGCTTCGATCTGGTGGGGGCGAAGCTCCTTCGGGGCGGTTTTGGGCTGAGGGAACATGCTTCCGTCCATCTCAACCAGCCGACGTTTTTTTCGAAGGGTATATATACAGTATACCGGCGGACATGGTGTCCGGACATTTGTCCGGACATTTGCCGCCCCGTTTGTCCGCCCTCATGTCCGCCCACACTTGGCCCATTTTTGAAACGAGGTTGCGCGATGGGTTGCATCCGAGGGCAATCAGGGTTTGCTTGATCGCGTCAATTTCCACCCAGTAGCGGGTAGCCCAACGCCCCCCCTTTGGGTATGCCGCCGCCGACAAAACGCCCCAAGCTTCCAGCACCCTAAGATTGCGCCTGGCCTGCCGTTCCGAGCATTTGCCCATCTTGGCCATTTTGGCGATGCCGGGGTGCGCGGGGTTCCCCACCAA